AGATAGAACGGATCGTAAATCCAAAAGCGTTGTCCGACATCAGTCGGATGTCGGCCGACGCGATGCTGGCGCAGTACGAGGCTGCCGCCAAGGCGGTCGAGGAGATGGGGGTGTCAGCCAGTCGGAATATCGCCAGGATTGGGGAGGCGCTGGCGGCGGAAATTGCCGAGGCTGCGACGGTGATTCGCGGCAAAGGCAAGCTGGCGCAGTCCCTGGTCGAGGACGCTGGCGCGTTGACCAGGGATATTCGCGATGCTTGCAACAACATCAAACGCAAGGTGGGCGGTTGAAATGGATGCGCTGCTGACTATGACGCCGGAGAGCTTGCGAATTCGCCATAGTCACACGCGACGATATGAAAAACCCCATCGAGACATTGACGGGTTTGCGCGATTGCGACGTGCTGGCGGAACCGAACTCATCAGGATGATGGCGGTGGCGGCGGCGCTCGCATTGCTGGTGGTGCTTGCCATCCCGCGCGCGCCCGCCGAGACTCCGATCCATGATAAAGATGCGGCCCGGCTGGAACGGACCAGGGCCGACAAAAGCGATCGCCTCCGGGTCATTACGGCAGTGCCGGACCCAATGCCGGTGCTGTCACCGGTGGCGAGTGCTGTACCGTTGCCACCATCACTGCCGAGCGCGCCATTGAGCATTAGACCACCGCCGGCTGCGCCGGCACAAGAAGCGGACGCGCGCTCGGATATTTGCACCCGGCACGGCCTGCATAAGGTAATCACGCAAGGGGGAAGGTCCTGGCGCTGCAGAAAGCCAGAATGAAGATGGAGTGGCAGCCGTGGATGACAACGAGCTTGCACAATGGACGGAGCAACAACGGAAAAAACTGGATGTGCTCTCCAAGCATGTACATAACGCTCTGCGCATGCTGCGCATCGGCGACACCGGAATTATCAGTTGCAGTAGGAAATTTCCGCTGGCCGAGGTCAAGCCATATGTGATCGCCTACGCGTTCCACAAACGCAAATGGTTTGAGCTGAAGCATGATGTGGTCAGCGATACGTTGCAGGCTACACGAGTCAAAGTACCGTCGTTCCTGCCGGTGGTCGAACCGGATGAGCCGGAGGAGCCGTAAAAATGCCGGAAGAAAAACTCGAAATGTCGATCCCGGAAGCGATGCATGGCATAGCCGAGGCGCTGAATCAAATATTGAATGGCACCGAGGAAGATGGCGAGAGCAAGAACGGTTTTGTGCTGCTGGTGTTTCCATTCGGCGGTGAGGATGCAGGCTGCCATTGCATCGTCAACGGAATCCCTCCCGCTAACCTGATCAGGCTGTTCAGAACACAGGCTGATCGACTGGAGAAAAACCTGGATAAGGTAGAAGCGAAAGTTTACGGTTCGGACAAGATGCAATGAAACATCACGTTCCGCTGTCGTTGACGGAAAATCGAATCAAATATGGTCAGTGGAGCAGCACTGAAAAAGACGGCATGGCCGGTGGTTTTCGTTTGATTGGTCCTAGCGGCGCTTTGCTGCGGGTGCTCTCGTCAGGTCCCAAGCAAGGCTATGATTGGGAGCATGTCAGCGTCAGCTGCGAGAAACGCACCCCGGACTGGAAAGAGATGTGCTTCGTCAAGGACATGTTCTGGACCGAGAATGAGTGCGTGGTGCAATATCATCCGCCGAAAAGCCGTTACGTGAACTTCCACCCCTACACATTGCATTTGTGGAAGCTGAGCGACAACACTTTTCCAATGCCGCCAATGCTGCTGGTAGGTCCAGTGTCGTGAGATTAGCCGATCATATGCTCGCCGCCGCCGGGACGCTTTACGATCTCGGCGGCTTCGCCACCTTGATGCAGCCGTTCATCAAACGCGCGCAGCGTTTTGAGGTCACCGATGCCGTCGCCTGTGCGGCGGGAGAACTTGTTTATTCGCGGCCATCGTGTCTCGCCGCCGCGCTGCCGCTCTGCCGTCTTCCCTATGAAACCATGTGGATCGAATATCGCGGCGGGCTCGGCCCGACCAGCGGACGCAGGGTCTTCGACAACGCTCCGATACCGATGAAGCAAGGCGTGCTGATCGAATCCATGCCTGGAGGCCAGACCGGATTCATGACCGTGGCGTGGATACACAAGGATCACGGTGACACGAGTATCGAGCACGCCATCAACATCTCGCCGATAAGCATCTATTTCGATTGGCGCGATGACGGCGATGTCCGCGATGTCGTGCGGCAGGCGCACGACGCCATCATCGATGTTATCCCGCATGACGGCGCGCGGGAGATCGTCTCCGCCTATCGTCAAGCCGTCGAGAGCAAATGGATGCGCAGCATCGGCACCGATGCGGTCCAGCAACTATTCACCGGAAGCCGAGGCTGGAATAAATTCGTCAACGATCCGCGTGAGATCGAAGCGATGAATATTCTGGACCGGCACGCAATGCCGGGCATCTCTCCACACGGCGTCGGCCTGATAGCGTTCATTTTGTCGCGCACGACAACAGCCGAGATGTGCGATTTCATGCTCAAGTGGGAAGCCGACATTCAGGGGGAGGGCGCTTGGGTGCAGTGCTTTCTGGCGATGCTCAACACGAAAAATCCCTGCGTGGAACATGAGACCGTCGACCTGACACGGCTCAACAAATCGCGCCGCAAGCTCGGGCGCGCCGAGTTCCTGCCCTACCGGCGCACGCGGCTAGCATTGTCGCGCTCGCAGGCGCGCTTCGCCGCCGCGCGCGGGCTCGACCGCGAAACGGCGCGCGCGCATCTGGTGCGCGGGCACTTTAAAATCAGAAAGACTGGGGTTTTCTGGTGGAGCCCGTTCTTGCGCGGGGATGCCTCGATCGGCGCCACGCCGAGAGGCGGATACGAAGTCACCGGAGGTGTTTCACATGAAACTGGTCCAGATCGCCATCGAGCTTGATAAACACGGTCGCAAAGGGCCGATGTACATTACGACGCTGCCGGACGGCACGAGGATGAGACCCAGCAAGACCCCATTCTGTCATGCTGCTCGCGAACTCCTGCGGCTGAATCTTGCCGCGTCTGACGACAGGCTCGAACTGCATCGAGAAGGTATCATGTGCCTTGTATCGACGATCGGGAATGCCGCAGCCTTGACGGTGTTGGAGCCCGAGAAGATGCCGCCTTACTTTGCTCCCTATGCACCATGGGATGACCCTCTGGAAGGGCTATAAAACAATACTAGATCGGGTCGCTGGTGCGTCTTTCGGGGAGGGCCGCTAGACCCCTAGCGGGGGTGGGAAACAAGCGGCTGGACGACCGGCAGAGCGGCCGGCGAAGCGGTCACCAACCCGACCGAGGCATACCATGTCCAGGTCGCGTCGCCTTGGAGCCATGGCTGCGGCCGTGCCATGACAGGCGTCGTGGCATAGGGCACGCTGTCCACCGCCTGCTGGCGATCCTTGCCGTCGAGTACGGGGCCGCGTTGCAGATTCATCCCGTCATCCCTCCCAACTTGCCCAACTTGCCCAACTTGCCCAACTTGCCCAACTTGCCGGCCATGGAAAAAGCGGAGGCTAAACCAGGGTTTAGCCTCCGAGTAAGGAGGAAGAGCTTATGTCTTTGGTGTAGCCGGCGGGGGTGTCGGAACCGGCCCCGGAGAAACATAACCGGAAGGAGGCCATACACCGGGCTGCACCGGTAGATCGTGCCCTGGCGTCAGGCTGGGATCGATCGTTGTCCAGCGATAGCCTACGCCGACAATCCAGACGAAACAAAGGACAGGTCCCTGGATGCTCGGCGGAAGCGGCGGCCATACACCACCGGGAGGAATCACGATCGGATGCGTAGGTCCGCCGCCGGGTGCGATCGGATGCGTAGGCACACCACCGCTCTCCGCAGGCGGCGGGTGGCCCGGCAATCCCTGATCAGGATGCGGCGGCATGGGATGCGACGGTCCACCACCGGGCGCCATTGGCGGCGTGGGCACACCACCGCTTTCTGCCGGCGGCGGAGGTCCTCCTGGCAACCCCTGATCAGGATGCGGCGGCATCGGATGTGAAGGTCCGACACCACCAGGATAGATCGGATGACTGGGCCAGATCGGAGACTGTGGAGGCCACACGCCCACAGGCGGCGGATGCGGCCAGACTCCAGGCCTTGTCGGAATGTCGTAGCCAGGATCAACCGGATAAGTCGGCTTCGATGGCGGCCATACTCCAGGGCGGCCAGGGAGTCCATTGTCGACCACCGGCGGCAATGGATAGCCGTAGCCAGGATCGATGGGACCACTGACAGGCGGAAGTCCCTGATCAGGATGTTCGATACCGATGCCATAGTCTGGATCAACCGGTCCTTCCCAACCCGGCAAGTCCTGATTCGGTCCGCCGGGCTTGGCAGCAACTCGCAGGAATCCTGTAACGCGCGGCATGCTTTACCTCCTTTGGATGCCGGGTTTTATTGTTTCAAATCGCTAGGCATCTTAGCGACTTGAAATTGAATCTAATTCTATTCCACGACAGATAGATGGCGCGGGCGGAAGCGGTGGCGATGTGTCGACCGCCATCTTGAAGATCGCCATGATGATGGCGCCGATGCAGCCGCCGACGCCGAGACCAATGAAAAATCCAGCCACGAAGGTCATTCCAGCCCCCTTATCCGTAACGCCAGAACAACGGCAAGCCAGTGCCACCTCCAAGCACGCCGCTCAACCATATCACAATGGCGATGACGCAAATCAGGGCAACAACGACGCGTCCCCATTTCTCCACATTGGCGTCGATCGACCAGCCCAGCAGGCCAGTGATCAGCCATCGAATGCCGAAAGCGATCAGGATAACGATGGCGATATAGAGCAGCAGATTCAAAAAGCTGATCAGAATGGCCATGCGGCATCTCCTTGAGACTCAGTCAGCGATGATGACCTCGACATCTACTTCAGGCGTATTCAGCTCGTGAATTTTGGCGATCGCCGTCAGGTGATCGCATGCGATCCTGATAACCGGCCAAGCGATCGAGTGACAGTGCGACTCGCGGCAGAGGTTCTCGATTCCTCTGGCCAGGAGTCGCAGCTCGGTTGATGTTTTCATCCTGCCTACCTTCAAGTCACGAACCGCCAGCTGACGGTGCCCATGCCGTCGATCTTCAGGCCCTTCGCCAGCGCCGGGCTGAGATCGATGCCGGCATTGTTGGTCTTGCGCCCGCTCATGTCGGTGCCGCTCTCGGCCTGCGGGCGTTCGCCGGTCAGCCAGTACGGGTCATCGATATTCCACGGTCCGACGTCCCAGATTTCCGCTATCGCCTTGACGTTATTCACATTGATCACTTCAACTTTGGGCCGTGTCCCCTCGAAACGATCCGGCAAGGCGACATACAGATCGGTGTCGTTCAGCATCTTGTCTTCGTCATAGGCCGAGCAATTCGGATCGCTGCTGCCGCCGAACACGCTGGCGGTGATGTCCTTCTGGTTCGAAGGGATCGAACGGCCTCGATCCACCATCACCTGACCGCCGAGCGCCTGCACCAGCGATGCCGCGATCATCCGGCAGATCGCGGTGAAGCGCTGATGATAGATTTCGGTATCGGCCACGCTGTCGACGAACAACGTCTCGATCAGTACCGCTGGCATCTCGGTCGAGTTCAGGAATTTCAAATCCGACCGGTACTTGGCCCCGCGATTTATCAGTCCGACTTTCGCGATGGCGTTGACGACATGCGCGGCGACATCGGCCGCCGTGACGTACAGCACCTCCGTTCCCATCGGCTTGTCGCAGACCGTGTAGGCATTGAAATGGACGCTGACATCGAAGTCGCGCGTCTGCGCGTTATGATAGTCGACGATGGCTTGCAGATTTTCGCTCTGGCTGGAGGAGGTATTGTCGTGAAAAGTTTTCACGCTGTGGCCGTGCTTCTTCAGGGTATCGGCCACGGCGTCCACGACCTTGCGGGCTTCATCGACCTCATCGATGTAGCCGCTGGCGCCACGCACATCGGAAGAGTGGCCGGATGAGATTACGATGCTGACCATGAGTATGATCTCCTACTGTTTGACATCTCCTAGCTCGACATAGTTTGGAGCTGATGGATCGGTGGATTGCGCCGGGAAATATCCCGGGGCTCTTGGATTATCAAACTGCGGCTGGACATAGCCCGGCTTGGTTGGATCGGTGTATTGCATCGGCGGCCCGACGCTTTTCGTCGCACCCTTTGTCGTCCGGTATTTCCAGCCCTCCATTTCCGGAATTGGATATTCCACGTTGGCACGCGTGGTGTAGCCGCCCTGGCGGGTGTAGTTGTGCTCGGCCTCCATGATCAGGTATTTGCCGTCGACACCCGCGCGGGCGCCCTTGATCAGCACATGACCACCACCAATGCAGCGCGGCTCACCATTCAACAATATCCAGCCATGACCGCGCTTACTGGTGCTGGTCTCCTCATCGCCGCTGTTCTCCTGCTCGCCGGTGGAGCTGTTAGATACCGAATGCACCGCGTTAGAGATCGCCGAGGAGCCGCCGAATGGCGTATCACCCCCGATCGATGACTTGACGCTGTCCCATGCCGCCTCGCCGATCTTGAAGAATCGTTTCTGCGCTCCGCCCCATTGGGCCCGTCCGGTGTACGGCTTGATGCGCCAGCCGATCAGGTTGATGCCCCAGATCGCCTCGATAATCGGCATCGACTGTCCCATGCCGTTGACGCCTTCACCACGCCCGATCATGATCGCGGTGTTGTTGGAGACTTTGAACAGGCCGCCAGTTTCCTGCGCCATGCGCGCGGCGAAATTAGTCGGGCTGTCGTTGACATGCCAGTAGTTGCGCGCGATCTGCATCATCTTCGGCGACATCTGCACGCCCATTCCGGCCTTGCCGAACATGTCGGTCATCACCGTATGCATAGGAATATTACCGCCACCGCCGCCGCCACCACCGCCACCACCCCCGCCACCGCCGCCACTGTCGCCACCGCCACTGTCATCCTTGTCTCCTTCCCCCCAATGATTTTTAGCGATCTGCTTGCCGAGCTGCTTGACATCGCCACCGGTGCCCTCGATCCACAGCCGTCGTCCGCCGCCACGGCGGCCAAACCCGCTTTCCACTGATGTTACAATTCCGGAAAATATGTTGCACATCCCAGGACCGCCGAACGGCAGCTCCTTATTTTCACCCGGTAGACTTGGAATAGGAGTCTTGCCGGCGCTGAACAGCCGAGGACCTTCACCGGCCCAGCCAAGAAAGATATTCAGACTCGCGCCATCCGGTGGAATCGCCAGCACGCCGTTGCTGTCATCCAGCTCGATGTTGCATTGATCGTTTCCTTTCTGGAATGAATCGATCACCTGCAGCGAGATCAGAAACGGATCGATCTTGGGGCTAATATCGACACCATCGACTACGATCATGTAGTCGGCATGACGGCGCGGACCTTGATGTTCGACCATCTCACTTGACCCCTTGTGTCATATTGCCCTCTGGTGTGGTGCCCCACAACACCACTGTATTGGCTTGCTGTGCTGCTCCGGAAAGGATGGCATAGTCGATCGGGATTCGCACCTGTGTGCCGACCGGCAGGAACGGCGAGTAGCGATGCGCCTTGGCGAGATGCGGATTATCATCCAGCAAGCGTTCGACCATCTTCGGCGCGCGGTTGCGATATCGCCGCCACAGGATCAGATCGGCGGTGACAAAATCAGACCCGACGGTAACTAAATCGTACGATGTAACAGACATCAGGCGCTTGCTCCTCCAACAGCTCCCGAGCTGTACAGCTGGGTGAAATTCTGCGCCCCGTCGTTCGGAACCGGCACGCGTTGAAATGCCGCCTCAAAATCAATCTGCTGTCCGATGCCGTCAGCTGCCAGCAGCGAGTGACCACGTTGCAGGCTCTCGATGATGAACCAGCCGAAATGCCAGCCGTCGCCACGGATCAGGATATGGGCTTGACCGAGCCGGCGCATGTTGTCGAGCACGTCGAGATGCAGCAGGCCGCCTGCCGACTTGAGACCGCGATTGCGCTCCTGGCGGGCGAAGTAATGCGGAAACACCTTGCCCTTCAGCGTGATCATCTCGTCGTTCTCGCCAACCCATTCACGATACATCGCCGCGCCCGCGATCTCCTTCTTGGCCCAATCAGCAGCTGTGTGATGCGAATAGTTGTCGACATTGAATGGGTAGACCTGAAACTGCATTGGCCCCCATTGAAACAGCACCCAGTTTGACATTGCAGTCCCTCACTCTGCTCGATTCAGAAATTCATCCCATTCCTCGGCCGGGCCGATGACCACCTGCCAGAGCGCGGTCTTGCAGCGGTCGTCGGAGCCGGTGCTGCAATGGGCGCGAATGCGCTGGCACTCCCGCTTGTCGCCGCGATAGAATTCCGTCAACATGAAGCCGCCTTGCGGCCGATCGATCTTGTAGGTGACAACCCAGTCATTCATGCTCATCTCCATGGGTCTGTCCAATGTCGCGTTATGCGGTTCCGATGTCATGATAACTGTTGAGTCTCGCTTCCCTCACCTCGTTGTTTGCTTGCCTGCGCATCGATGAGCGCGCGAACTGCACCTCGCGATCATTGACATTGAGCTTCAGATTGACGTCGCGCTGCAACGGTGCGGCTGCAGCCTCTACTGCCTTGTCTTCCGCCGGTTTGCTCGCAACAGCAGTGGGTTGCTCACCGCCGCCGCCAGCTGCGGCAATACGGCCGGCCTCGCCCAAGTGCGATGCTGTGCGCTCTGGGTGCGAACCGATTGTCGAGAACCGTCTGGCAAGGATGCTGGCTTTTCCGCCAAGACTTTTTGAATATACACCACGGGGAGCACCGCGTAGACCTCCTTCATCCACCGAACGTTTTGAATCTTTCACGAACTGTTGGACTGAAGCATCCACGTCATAAGCATTCTTGCCGGGTACTTGACCGTGGGCATATTGAAAAACACCGAAAGAGCCGCCTTGATCGCCCAGGTTTTTCGTTTTGGGATCGAAACTCGATTCAGCAGCGGCAACGGATGTGCCGAACCGCGCCCACTCATCGGCGGAACCTGTCTTGAATCCAAATCTCTCGCCGCCGGGGGGAACAGTGCCGACCAGTCCTGACTTCTGGTACTCATCCTTCAGTTTGTTGTAGAGGGCCACGCCGCGCGGATCAACGCGTCCGCGACCGCGACCACCACCACTACCGCCACCGCCCGTTGGCGCTGGCGCAGGTGCAGGCGCAGGTGCAGGCGCACCACCGCCGCCGCCACCAGCAACCTGTGTGGGATAATTAGGATGACGCAAATGCAATGATGATGCCGCACGCCATTGTGTTGAAACGCCGCCCTTGCCGGAAACAGTGCCACCTTGGTTACCGCCCAGCATCTCTACTTCGACTTGACCGCCCTTGCCAATGCGTTGCTTGCCAGTCAGAAAGCCGACATGTCGACCTTCGACGCCGGTTCGCGGCGATTGACCGCGCACCACACCGATGTCGCCTGCCGCTATGTCCTTGGCCGCGACAGGTGTGCCGTAATGTGTGAACGATCCTGCCGCCAGCGAGCCTGTTCCTTTGACGCCGGCTTTTTTCAGATTGGCGTTGACGAAGGCGGCGCACCACGCCGTCGTGGCCGGATTGATTTTGATTCCTTGTTTGTTGAAGAATGATTGCAGCTTGCCTTTGTCGCGAATTTCGTCTTCACCCAGATGCTGACGTGCGAATGCCAGTGCGGCAACGCCGCTCGGTTCGCCTCCTCCGCCGGACGGGGCTCCGGGCGGGGCTCCGGGCGGAGGCGCTTCGCCACCACCGCCGCCGCCGCCGCCACCGGGTGGAGCTGGTGCTGCTCCGCCACCACCACCACCACCACCACCACCACCACCACCACCACCACCGCCGCCGCCGCCGCCACCGGGCGGAGTCGGTGCTTCTTCACCACCGCCGCCGCCGCCCGGCGGAGCCATCACAGTGGCGCCGCCGCCAAATCCGGTACCACCTTGACCGATGGTGCCGCCCGCGTAGCCGCCCGTATAGCCGCCATAGCCGGTAGCCTCTCCATCATCGGCACCGGCACCGGTACCCGCACCGACGCCGCCGCCAGGATGATAGGATGCGGGCAGGACGCGCGCGTCGCTGCTGGTGCCGTAGCCGCCATAGGTGGGACCACCGCCGCCAGCGCCAGCACCAGCACCAGCGCCAGCACCAGCACCAGCACCAGCACCAGCGCCAGCACCAGCACCAGCGCCGCCGCCGCCACCGCCGGCATATCCAGGCATGCCTAGCGAGGCTTTCCAGACTCTGGCGCCCGGGACGTTATCCGACAATGTTTCCGAAACGCGTATCAGCTGCTTGGTATTGGTCTCCAGCTGCTGTCCGAGGTAGTTGATCTTCCCGGCAACGGCGCGCTCGCCGGACGTCATTGGTTGACCTTCAGGCTTGGTCCCTGGTGAAATTATATGTACTCCTCCGGACTTTCCTGTTCCCCGCACTGAATCCAACAAGTGTCTTATGCCCGCTGGTGCGGCCTTTTTCGGTGTTTCTTCAAGTCCAAGATTCTTACCGATGTCGCTGATGCCCGCCGCAGTTCCCAATTTGTCGGCTCCAGCTGCGCGGAAAAGGTCGGATATCGGGCCCGGTGATGCACCGCCGTGAAAGGCAAAATTCCACGCTTTGGTGATATACTCGACGGTCTTGCGGATGCTTTCGAGCATCCCGATCAAATCCTTGATAGCGTCGGTGACGCCAAATGCCTCCATCATCTTGCCGATTTCAATACCGAGTTCCTGAACCTCGGCTGTCAGCTGCTTGAGCTTCGCCATCGGCCCTTCAAGCCGGTTCAGCGCCGCTGCTTCGCCTTCATGTGCCTGCGATGCGGCTCGCAGCATATTCTGCTGATCACCCAGCACACCTTTCATCTCGTCAGCCATCAGCTGACGAATTGCTTGTCGCTCTCTCCTGTTGGTTTTGAACAGCGCGTCGTTTTTGTTCGAGGCCTTTTCGTACAGATTAAGCAGGGTCGGCAGGAATTCAGCGCCGTTCTTCACCGCCTGTCGCAGTGATTGATTCAGCAATTCGGCGTTAGGAAAGTTCAATGCATGTGCGGTTTCATCGCTGCCGATGTCTTCCATGACACGGCTGAGCAACGCGGCTGAATCAGCAGTACTGCCGGTGGCTTTGTTGAGCGAGCCAAGCGCCGTTTCCATCTGCACGACGCCTTCGACACCTTTATAGCCCCAGTCCTTGAATTTTTCCGACAGCGACGACGCCTGCGGCCCAAGCTCGGCAATGCTGACTTCAAGTTTGGACGCGCCTGAATTGAGCACCTCCATCAATTGATTGGCTTTATCTGGTGGAATACTTAGATTGCGCATCAGATGACCGACTGTTTGACTCATCTGGCCGACGGAGATATCAGCAGTCTGCGCTTGTAATGCGATTGACGGAAATATTTGTTTGACTTCATCCAGTGAAATATGTGCAGTATCGCCCAGCGTCTTGAAGGCATCAGCTATCCCGCCAAGGTCACCACCAATCTGCCGGTGAACTTTCTTGACGGTCTCGCCGTACTCGCGGGTTTTCGCCGCCGTGATTCCTGTCTGTCCCTGTATCACCCGCATCTTGTCGTCGAATTCGGCGAACCCGACGAACGATCGCTTCGCCGCATCGATCGCAGCGGCGACCGAGGCATATTCGAGCACCATGTTGCGCAATGACGAAACTGTGGTGTTGACCTTCTCGGCATGATGCTGCTGCGCTTCACCACCCTTTTGCGCCGCCTGCTCGGCTGCAGTACCTGCCGCTGTCGCCGCCTGTCGGGACTGCAGATAGAATTTATGCAGGTTGTCGGTGCTGACACGGTATTGCTTCTCAGCTTTGGCGAACTTGGCAGCGCTGACATCGGCCGCCTTGATCGATGCTTGATGCTGTTGCGTCAGGACCCTGCTGGTCTTGGTCGCTTCTGTGCCCTGCTTCTGCAGCGCCTGTGCGTAGGTGTTGACTTTCTTGGTATGCTGATCGAGCGACTGTATGGTGCCTTGCGTCGTCTGCTTGGTCATCGCCTGAATGCTTTTATTCAGGCTGTTGAATCCCTCCTTCACCGACTTGATGACCGGCGCGGTCTTGTCTTCCGCCGTTATTTTGATTTTGGTTTCTGGATCAGGCATCAGGGCTCTTCGCTCAGATCAAAAGCGCTTTCGTGAGTTTCGAACGGCGGCGGCGGCGGCATTGGCGCCCCCGGTGCGATCGGCTGTCCGCTGCCATTGGTGGTTTTGACTTCAGCTTCAGCTTCAGCCACCGGTTCTTGCGGAAGCGGAATACGCCCTTCCGCAATAGCGTTGCGGACCTCCGGCGTGATCACCGCGAAGAAGGCCTCCATCACCCGATCGGCATCCGGATAGCGAAGCTGGCGCATCACCGCTTCATCGACGCCGGCCAGCTCGACCATCAGCTCAAACTGACTGGCCCAATGGCCCTCGGCCCACAGCAACACATGTCCAAGCATGAACGGCCCAAACGTGATGCTGTCGATCCTCTTGCCCGCGTGCTCGAACGGGATGAAAAGCTCGACAGTGCGGCCGCCCAGCTTGTTCGAGGTGATCATACGTGGACCCAGATCGTGATGACATTCTCGCCGGCCTCGTTGCGCTGGTCGACGAACTCGATATCAGCGGCAGGGCCGGCGCCGTCGGTGTCAGCCACCACCACGCGTTTATCCTGGTCCTGCTTCTGCAGCTGTTTGATCAACTCACTGACGGTCATTTTCAACCCTCGTTAACTAGCCTACTGGTGTAGTATTAGTCGCGTCGATCGGGTTGGCCGGAATTCCCAGCAGTCGCACCATATCTCTGTTGAGATCGATACCGCCAACACGTCGCACCGAAGTGAAGAAATCCCAGTAATAGATTTCCTCAAGGTTGGAACCTTCAATCTGCTGCATGAACAGTTCATAATGCACAATCGATTTGATGCTGTATTCATGATGCATCAAATTGCCTTTGGAGAACGCGGTCGGATTAACCCGACCCAAGCGGCCATGTATAGTGGAGATACATTGCAACGCCCCGCTGGTGCTACGATTGCGGATCAAGCCATAGGCTGTGAACATTTGATGCGGAATTTCATCCCGAGCCAGTAGCTTCATCACCTCTGCCGACCAGCCGGCGAGATTGAAGGTGATCTCGAGTTTGTTCATGTGTGACGGGATTTCGATGCCGATATTGGCGCCGCCCGCATTGTGATCGACATAGTTTTCTTCCAGTGTCGGCAGCTTCAGCTCTTGCAGCACCAGATGGGTGGAGATGCCGGGCGCGGTCTTGTTCGAGATGTCGCCACAAATCATGTTGGCGCTTTCCAGCGTATAGATGGATTCGTTTGCCATTTATCAATCCTCTTGCATGGGTGATGGGGAAACAAGCGGGGCGCGACCCCCGCTCGCAGGAAATCAGGCGGCTAGGTTCATCTGGCTCGCCAGATCGGAAACCATGGCATCGATCGCCTCGCGATAGCGCGCCGATTCGATGGTCAGATGCTTGAGCACCGGCGGCTCTTCCGCAGCAAAGCCTACCGTCAGATGTCCTAGCCTGATCTGTTCAGGCGAGTTGCCTGTAGTGCGAAAGTTGACCTTGTAGCCGAGGATATGCTGATCGGCGCAAAGATCGCGCAGGAAGAATTCCATGGTGTTGAGAATTGCCCGCACGGTATGGCCGATGATGTTGTAGCGGCCGAGGAAGTAGCGCAGCGAACGCAGCATGCCGAGATGAATGAAGTCACGCCCGCGCATCACGTTGTACATTTGCCACAACGGGTCTTCACCAGCATTGTCGGTCGAGATCAGAATGAAGCCGCCGGATGCGATCGCAAAATCATCACCGATCTCGCCGCGCACCAGCACTCCGATGTTGGCGCCGAGCAGCTCCTGCGCTTCGTTGGCGCTGTCGGTCAGATTGAAGCCGATGTTGCGATTAGGCGAGATGATGCCTTGCACCGCTTGGTTCGCTGCGCTGTGGAACGGCGCGCCGGTCTCGTGATCGCGTCGCACCATGATGCCCGCCATGCGTGGCGCCAGCGGCCGGATCATGATGTAGGACGTCACCGGGTCCATCACCCGGCAGCCGCCGGACAGCGGGATCAGCCGATGACTCTGCATCGTCTCGCGCCAATCAAGGTCGTTCTGCATCGATGAGCCCGCGCTCTCCACCAGCATCTGGCCCATTAGTTGGTTGCAGATAGAAGTCGCGCCCGCCACCACTGGATTGGCACCAGCGACGATCTCACAGGTGTAGGTAGCGATCGTGCCCATCGTGACCCAGGTCAGATCGATGGTCGCATCGGTGCCTTGACCAGTCGTCGAGATAACTGCTTCGGGAACTGTCGATGGCTCCGAGGTACCAATCAAGAAGCCTGGATTATCAATAGTCACAGTCAGCAGCGCACCACCCGTGCCAACAGTGTCGACGCGCAGAAGGACACCATTATTCAGCAGCAGCTGCTCGCCGACCTGATAGGAAAGTCCGGATGTGGCAACCGTAGCCGCCGAGACCTCGCGCCCGCCTGGAGGCGCGGTGATGGTTGGCGGTGTATCGTACCATGCGCCCGGCAATTCCAGCTCGACACCACCCAGCGAACCGTCGGTGAGACCAAAGGCATGCCCGGTCGCCTGCACCGCGTTGGGACCGCCGCCGGAGAATTCCACCGGGTAGAGATGGTCCGTGACATAACCGCTGCCCGGATCGATGCGTTCGATGTAACCGACGCCATTGGCCATCTGCGAGGTGTAGCCCGGCGCCGTGAGAATGCGCGGCGTGAAGCCGAGCTTCGCCGCCGATTTGAGAAATGCCCACATCCCGGTGCCGTTGAGGCTATCACCTGCGATCTTGGAGATTGTCTGTTGCAGCTTGATCGCTGGATCGGGGTCAATGCCTTCCGGCGTCCGTACCACGACGATGCGGGCAGCGAACTGGGTTACACCAAGCTGATCGTTGATGCCGCGAACCGCATCGGACAGATAGCCAGCCTCACCGATTTTCTTGGTCAGACGGGTGTCATTCGAGTTGAGAAAAATCGGCGTGTCGTAAGGAAACAGCGCCGGGTCGGCCAGCGGCGCCGGGCCAATCAGACCGATGGTGGAAAGATCGGCGGCCAGAACCGGACGTGCGCCTTCATCAACTACACGTATACTAATGCCAAATACTGGATCACCCATTGTGTCTTCTCCTG